GGCTTCTTCTGAAGAAACGCTCATTTCTGGGGGGAGGTGAAAGCATGGCTACAGGGAACCGTGGCGGAAGGCCAAGGAAAATTGTTGCACTTTCGACGCGCAAAATATCAAAGCAGGAAAAGCTGGAACGAATGCGGCAGGAAAAAAATATAAGGCTTGACCGGGACGAGCTTATGGAAGCTCCTGAATGGCTGTCGGAAGTCGCCAAGGAAGAGTTTTACAGAGTGGTACGGGAGGCTGGAAAGATTCCTCTTCTGGACAACCTGGACAAGAACTATCTTGCGATTTATGCAGACGCTTTTGACCGATATGTCAATGCATCCAGGAAGCTCCAGGAACACGGGGATGTAGTCAGCACAGAGAAAAACGGCCTGGCAGTATCGCCTTGGTTGAACGTTTTGACCAAGGCGGCAAAAGAGATGAAGGATGCATCGAAGCTTCTGGGGCTTGCGACTACTGACAGGCTGCGGCTGATTGTCCCGAAAGTCGAGGAGAAGCCGGAGAACAAGTTCCTGAAATACTTGAACCGGTGACGGGGCAAAGGCGAAAAGGTATTTTTGACATGGCCAAGGTTTCTGACCGTACAACAGCATATGCGAAACTTGTCGTAAGCGGAAAACGTATTTGCGGGACGGCAGAACGGCAAGCCTGCCAGAGGCATCTTGACGAGATGGCAGACAAGAGTTTTGCGTACGTTTTCGACGTGAAGCAAGCGGAACGGCATATTGACATTGCAAACACGCTGACCATTGGCGAAGGCGTTGAGGCAAAGAAACTTGTCACAAGGGGTTTCCAGAATTTTATCATTGGGTCCCTTTTCGGATGGAGAAAGAAACGCTCCAAATCCCTTCGCTTCCGCGAGGCTTATATCCAGATGGCGCGGCAGAACGGGAAATCGTTTCTTGCAGGAGAAATTGCAAACGACCGGGCAACCTTCTCCGGCTATCAGCGGGGCAGGGTGTTCTGTACGGCAACGAAGCAGGACCAGGCGAATATCGTCTGGGACGAAATCGACAAGTTCATTGAGTCCGATGCTGACCTGAAAGGCTTGTACAAAATCCGAAAGTATGATCGAACGATCACAAGCCTGGTAACAGGGACAATCATCAAGGCGATTGGACGTGACACGAAAAGCGCGGACGGGTTTCGCTCCATCCTTGCCATTGTCGATGAGTACCACGCCCATGCCACCAACCAGATGTACAAGCTGATGCTGGATGGGCAGATAGCAGTTGACAGCGCATTGACATTGGCAATCACAACCGCCGGATTCAATCTCAATGGCCCGTGCTACGAGCATTACCGATTCTGCAAGCAAGTCCTGTCCGGGAACGTAAAAAAGGATTCCCTTTTCATCTACATTGCCGAACTGGACAAGGATGATGATATCTGGGATTCAAGGAACTGGGCAAAAGCAAATCCCTTGCAGTTATGGCAGGACGATGAAACCATGGATTCCTCCATGATAGCGCGCATGGCAGAGAAGGCCATTGACGCGAAGGAAAAACAGGGGGACGAGCTTGTAAACTTCCTGACAAAATCCCTTGACCAATGGGTGACGTTTACTGGCGGGGCGCTCCTTGACATGGACAAGTGGCACGCCTGCGGAAGCGACAGGACATTGCAGGACATGCGGGGGAAAGAGTGCTATCTTGGCATTGACCTTTCCAGCGGCGGGGACCTTACATCCATAGCATTGCTCTTTCCCCTGGATGATAACAGGATTTATATTTGGAGCCATAGCTATATGCCGGAACTGCGGCTGCATGAGCATATCAAAACAGATGATGCGCCGTACGGCGTATGGGCAGGGCAAGGGCTTATCACGCTGACCTCTGATATGTACGGCATCAAGACTGACTACAAGGCAATCATTGCAGACCTGAAAAACATCATTGACACAAATGGGCTGAAAATCGTTTCCTGTGGCTATGACAACCACAATGCAGCCACATTTCTGGCAGACCTGGAAAGCATTCTGGATTGCGACTTGGTGGAAATCAAGCAGTCAGCAAGAAGCCTGAACGATGCAACGATTGACTTCCAGCTGAGTGTCAAGTCAGAGCTTGTCGAGTACGACAAACGAAACTCCCTGCTGACGTGGAGCGCAGTCAACGCAATCGTCTCGCAGCCAAATTCCTTTGGGGAAATCAAGATTGACAAGACGACGAACACGAAACGAATTGACCCGATTGACGCAATCATTGATGCCTGGAAGCTGTATTTCCTGAACAAACCCCAAGTAGACTATGATGCGGCAGCAGATGAATGGTTAAAGACGATGGGAGGTGAGGAATAAATGGAGATACTGAATAAACTCAAAGGATTTTTTCGAAACGAAACCCAAACTTACAAAATGAGTGATATCATGGAGCTTTTCAGCGGGAAGTCCGGGGCACACATGGCGGATATTTCCGAAGTGACGTATTTTACCTGTATGAAAGTCCTGTCTGAATCCCTTGGGAAAATTCCGGTTTATCTCATGGATGCCAACAAAAACCGAATCATGCATGAATCAATGCATTGTTTGGGAATATCTCCAAATTCCATTATGACACCCCTTCAATTCTTTACCACATTGGAGTATTGCCGCAATCATTTTGGAAACGGATACGCATTTGTTGAGCGGGAAAAGGGCGTTCTCAAGGGGCTTCATATTTTAGACCCACGAGGGATACAGATTTGGATAAACAATTTGGGGGATTTTCCGTTGTGGCGGTATTACTATCGCTATAATGCGGGTGGACATGAATATTTTATTCATCCGGAGGATATTCTCCATGTTCGTTCGTGGATTACCGAGGACACGGGATTGTCGGGGAAATCTGTACGAGAAATCCTTGCGGATTCTATGGCGGGAAACAAGGAAAGCCAAACATATCTGAATGACTTGTACAAAAACGGCATGACGGCAAGTGCGGTTGTCAAATATGTTGGCGACTTGTCGGATGATAAGCGGAAAAAGGTCATTGATGTGATTGAACGGCAGATTTCAACCAGCAAGAGCAAAATGTTTTCCGTTCCCTTTGGCTGGGATGTGCAGCCGTTGAATATGAAACTGACAGACTCCCAGTTTTATGAACTGAAAAAGTACAATGCCCTGCAGATTGCAGCGGCCTTCGGTCTTTCCCCGGATCACCTGAACGACTACACAAAGTCCAGCTACAACAATTCCGCCATGCAGAACTTGCAGTTCTATGTCAATACGCTCCTTTACAACATCACAATCTACGAGCAGGAGATGAACCGAAAGCTGCTGACACGGCGGGAGCAGGAGCAGGGATTGGGGTATAAGTTCAATGTGTGGACAATTCTTCGCGGTGACCCGTCCCAACAGGCGGAAGTTTTGCAGAAAATGACCCTGTCAGCAATTTACAGCGTCAACGAGGCGCGAAACAAGCTGGATTTGCCGCCTTGTGAGAATGGGGATGTGCATATGGTCAACGGCTCTTATGTGAAGCTGGAAGATATTGGAAAGGCATATTCGGATAAAGGTGGTGAGTTGGATGTTGAAAATCAAGAACAAGAGCAACAAGGAAGCTGAAATCTATATCTCCGGCGATATCGTCGATGATATGGACGGAGAATTTTACAAAGGCTGGGGTATTGAATCCGGCTATGATTTTCCGTCAAACATCCGGCAGCAGCTGGATGAGTTGAAGGGTAAAGATCTGACCATCTACATCAATTCGGACGGCGGTTATGTTCATGCAGGAGTGGCAATGGCAAACATGATTGCAAGACATGACGGTCATACGACGGCAGTTGTAGATGGGTGGTGCTGTTCCATTGCCACACAGATTTTTTTTGCGGCGAACAAGCAGAAGATGCCCACCAATGCCTATTTGATGATCCACAAGCCCAGCATCCTGGCGGCGGGCAATGCTGATGAAATGCGAAAGGTGGCAGAAATTCTTGACACCTTGCAGGACGGCATGGAAACCACCTACAGAAAAGCAGCCAGAAAGGGCGTGACGGATGAGCAAATCCATGACATGACCAATGCGGAAACCTGGATGACCGGGGCGGAGGCGGCAAAGATTTTCAATATCGAGTTGCTGGAACCCGTCAAGGCGGTAGCATGCGCCGGAAGCGGAAAGGCCCGTTTCCGAAATATCCCGGATGCTATTCAGTTTGAGACGAAACCGTTACAGGAACCTGAGAGAGCGATAGATAGGAGCGCAGAGGAACTGGCCAAGGCAGAAATTGAAATTGCTTTGGCAAAAGCGAAAGGAGCAATGTTGAAATGAAAAGAAGCGATGAACTCAAAAAGGCTGTGGATGAGATCGGGGCGAAGATGGAAGCTTTGCAACAGAGCGGTAATGTGATGGATGCCGGGAAGCTTGCCAAGGAACTTCAGGCAACGGTAGACCAGTACAATGCGGCAAAGGCCATGGAACAGGCGGATTTCAGTGATTTCCGTTTGGGCGCTCATCCTGTCAAGAATCAGGAAAGCAGGGAGAAGATCCGCAACCGGGCGTTCAACAAGCTGATTTTCAACAAGCGGCTTACCGATGAGGAGCGAAGGGCATATTTCTACAATGAGGGCGATGATACCGTGGCAGGCGGCGTGGGAGACGATTCACCGGCTGGCGGCGACGGAACCGGAACAACAGTCACGGGGCAGATAGAAGGTTCAGACGAAAAGGGCGGTTATCTTGTTCCGGTGGAGCAGATGCCGATTTTGCGTGAATTCCGCAAGGCGTATACCCAGTTGAGAGATCATTGCCACGTGGTTCACGCCAACAGCACAACGGGCAAATGGCCCACGCTGGGAGAAGAGAGCGGGCTTTTGGTCAACTTCACAGAACTTGAGAACATCAATGAGAGTGACTTCGAGTTTGGTCAGGCATCCTACACCATTTCGGATTACGGGGATATCATTCCCGTATCCAACCAGCTGATCAATGATGCCAATGTAAACATCCTGGGAATCGTTGGCCAGAGGCTGGCACGTAAAGCCGTCAACACGGAAAACAGCGCAATTCTCACCCTGATTTCCACCAATCTTTCTTCTCCCGAAACGGTCAGTTCCTACAAGGCGTTGACAAAGGCATTGAATGTGGACTTGGATCCCATTTATTACGCCAACGCAAAAATCTTTACGAACCAGGACGGTTTCCAGTGGATGAGCGAACTTGAGGATGGGCAGAATCGGCCTTTGCTTGTGCCTGATATCACGGCGCCGGATACCTATCGGTTCCGTGGGAAGCCCGTCGTAGTGATTCCCAACAGCATCCTGGAAAGCTCGGCAGCGGCAGGGAACACTCCTGCTTATGCGCCGATCTATATTGGCAATATGGCGGATTATGTGATGTTCTTTGAGCGGCAGGGCGTGGAGATTGCGGTTTCCAGGGAATATTTGTTCGCAAAATACGGAACTGCACTCCGGTGCGTGGTTCGTTTTGGTGTGGCTGAGGATGATACCGATGCGCTGAAAGCATATAAGGTTGCATTGTCCTAAGGTGGTGGCAATATGGCGGTAACACTAGACGATGTGAAGGTGTACCTGCGTATTGACACGGAATACGAGGATGCCTTTCTCTCCCAGTGCATGCTGGCCGCTGAATCCTACCTTGCCGGGGCGGTCGACAACTATGCTGCGCGTTACGAGGCGGATGGCGGATTTGTTGCAGAGGCGGACATGGTGAAAATGGCCATTGTGTCAGAGTTCTTCCGCAACCGCGACCCGTCAAACGACGACAGGAAGGGTTTCCCCCTTTTCATCCAGGCTGCGCTCCTGCACTTGCAGACAGCGGATGACCCGCCGGAGGAAGAACCAGAGCCGGAGCCGCCGGAGCCGGAGCCGGAGGAAGAACCAGAGCCGGAACCGGAACCGGAGCCAGAACCGGAGCCGGAGCCAGAGCCGGAACCGGCAAGCGGTGGCGGTGAGGAACCATGAAAAACACTGGAAGCATTATGAAAACGACGATTGACGACCTGTCAGAGCGAATCTCGATTGTCTATTATGAGCCGTCGCGGTCATTGCTGGGGGACATTGTCCATGGGGAAGAGAAAGAGCGTTGCAAGGCATGGGCAAAGGTTCTCCCGTTGACGGCAAGGACAGGGACGGACGGCATCGAGAGAACGCCCGCTGTGACGTACAGGATTGTCATACGGTACCGCACCGGCATATTTCCTGACGACATGGTTGTATGGCGGGGGAAGCTGCTGGAACAAGTTGCTCCCCCGTATGACGCTGAGTCAATGCACGTCTGGACAGTGCTAGAATGCAGGGAGGCGGTGGCAGATGGGACGGCGCAACCATTACCGTGACACATCGTTCACCCGCAGTGCCTCCTCGGCCGGCGCAGAGGCCAGGAAGGCGGAGGCTGCGCTGCGGGAAATCGGCGAAAGTGTCCTGGCCGCTGCAAAGGATGCACTTTCCAAGGGCGCGGAAATGCTTGTAAGGGATGCCAAAAGCCGTTGCCCCGTTTACGAAGGGCACAAAAAGAGCGGCAAGCGGTACATAGCGCACGGGGTTGTCCCCGGTGCTCTCCGTGAGTCCATTGCGGCAACGCCTAACAAGGAACGAACCATTTACAGGATATCGGCTGACGCAAAATCACCCGACAATTTCCTTTATGGGCAGATTGTCGAGTTTTCCCCGCGTGTCAACCGGCCGTTCCTGTACCCGGCGCTTGAGGCGAACCGGGCAGCTGTCGAAAACTGCATTGCGGAGGCAATCCGCCGGGCTGTGGACAAAGGGGGATAACCATGGAAACGTCAGAGCTTGAGCAGGAACTGCATGGGGCGCTGGTGCAGGACAATGAGCTGGCAGCCCTCCTTGCTGAGGGCGCAGACTCGGTCTACCGGATGCAGGCACCGGGCAGGGAAATCGAAAGATACCCGTTTGTTGTCCATACAGTGATATCTGACATACCGTCCGTGTCAGGCGATAACGTTGAGATGGCGCACAGTGTCGTTATGCGGCTCCATATCGTGACCAGGGATGGGAGATTTTGCGCAATCTATGCAGCGCTCAACAGGATTATGTGTGCCCTTGGATATTGGCGCATACAGACAACGCCGTATGTCGAGGACGGGGAGAAGACATTGATTTCGGATTACAGGATAGGAGTGATGGCAAATGGCAACGGTTGGACTTAAAAACCTGTATTTTGCACCATTGACACAAGACACGGATGAAAGCACAACCTACGGGACACCGTTCAAGCTGGCGGGAGCGATCAGCGTGGACATCAACCCTTCCCTTGCGTTTGCGACGCTTTACGGGGATGATGCGCCGTTCGCGAGCGAGGCCAGCATGACAGAGATTGCAGTGACCATTGAGGCAGCAGAAATATCTGTCGAGAATGCAAACTCGCTTCTTGGCCATACGGGAGGCGTTTCCAAGGCGAGTGACGTTGCGCCTTACGGAGCGTTGATGTTCGAGGGGCAAAAGCATGACGGGCAGACAAGGTATGTATGCCTGTACAAGGGGAAGTTCAACGAGTCACAGGAAACATACAACACAAAAGGCGATTCTGTGGAGTTTACGACTCCAAGGCTGGAAGGGCGTTTCGTGGCACGCCAGTCAGACGGGGCGTGGAAGAAAGTCACGGACGGCGCACCCGGCAACGACAGCTGGTATTCGGCTGTTCCGGCAGCATCGTAATTGTGGGATGGGGCAGCATGGATACATGTTGCCCCATTGTTGAAAGAAAGGGGATGCGATTATGGAGAAACCTGTCCTGACGATAAACGGGAAATCCTACGAGATGCAGGAGCCGAAAGCGCGTATGTGGAGAACGTGGACGAAGTTCCATGAGGAAAAAGGGCAGTTGCCACCGGAAGATTTCATTGACAAGCATGCAGAACTGCTTGCAGGGGTGTTTGACGGCGTGACAGCGGACGACATATTGGACAACCTGGACCTTGCGGACATTATGCCATTGTACTTCAAGTGCTATACGTGCTTGACATCCCTCCTGACCGCAAAACTTTCCGAAATAGAAAAAAACGCAGGAACGGAGGAAGAGAAAACAGGCTGAATCTTTCTCCGTACGAGTGCGTACTGTCGTTCTATCGCGTCTGGATGAGCGATTACCATTACACAATTGAACAAATAGACAGCCTGGAAATTGAAACGATGCTGGACTTTGAGATTGTTGAGTCAAAAGTGCATGCAGCGCTCAGCAGGAAACACCAAAAATCAGCATTCATTGACGATTTCTTTTGAGGGGAAGCGGTAGGAATGGCAGAAAAGAAAGCGGCAGGGAAAGAAGTTTCCAGGCTTTTTCTGACACTTGGGCTGGACGTAAAACAGCTTGAAAATGGCCTTGCATCAGCGAATGCGGAAATACAGCGAAACATGAACCGCTGGAACCGCGAAAAAAATATCATCCGGCTAAAGATGGAGGCAGACGTTGCCGGCCTTGACGCTGTAAAGGACAAAGCCAAAATCCTTGAGATACAGGAAAAAGCCTTGAACGAAATACTGGCACGGCAACAAAGCCGTCTGCAAGCAATCTCTGCAAGGTACCATGACCTTGCGGCAAGCGAGGGCACGTCAACTGCGGCAAGCCAAAGGCTGCAGGCGCAAATGGAGCGGGAACGGCTGTCTGTTGCCCGTCTGGAACAGGAATTGCGGCAGCTGCGCTCACAGCAGCAGGCGGCCCCGCACCAGAACCCGTATGCAGCTGGCTATGCAAGCCTCAAGGGGAATGTTTCCGGGATGATTGGGAATGTTTCCGGCAGATTCCAGGAGCTGCAGGCGGCAACGTCTTCGGCGGACTCTGCAATCATGGCGGCAATGAACACCCTTGGCAGCTCCATCCCTGGATGGGGAAAGGCGGCTGTTGCCATTGCCGCTGTCCCGGTGGTCCTGCATCATGTCGAGGAATCCCTTGCAGAGATTGCAAAGCCAGCGGCAACTGCTGGCGAGGCGCTCTTTGACTTGTCCAGGACAATGAACACCACCATCGGGGATGCCGGAAGAATCAAGAGCGCGGCTGCAATCGCAGGGACTGACATCAATTCGCTGGTTTCTGCTGTAAAGAGGTTGGAAAGCACGTATTTGAGCGCGGGAGACAACGGGAATGCATTGACAAGGACGCTTGAGCGATGGAATGTTTCCATTGTTGATGCAAACGGGAACCTTCTCCCGTTTGAAAAAATGCTTGAAAATCTGGCAGAAGGATTCCAGAAGGCTGAACGGGCAGGACAGGGCGAAGCATATCTTTTGCAGACACTTGGGCTGCGCGGGCAGGAAGCGGCGCGGTTGCTCAGGGATTTTTCGACGTACTGGGAGAAAGCGGGAAACCTGAAAGGGAATGGCGTCCTGGATCCGGGGCTTGCAAAGGAAGTGGCTGTCCAGTTCCGCGAGCTTGAGGAACAGACCAAAAAGACGAAAGGGGCATTCCAGGCCGCCTTTCTCCCTGTGGCAAATGAAACCCTGCCAAAGCTCATTTCGCTGCAACGAACCCTGTCAGAATTGATAGCGGAAAACAAGGGCGAGATTCGAGGATTTGGGCAGGCGCTTGCGCAAGCCATTGGAGCGATGGAAAAGCCGTTCTCTATCACGGCCACGCTGCTTTCCGACGTAAAGAAGCACATAAACGATGTCAACAAGCTATCGCAGAAACAAGCTGTCCAGAATTCCCAAACATTCGATGAATATGTGAACAACCGGACGCATGGCAATTTTAACTATCTTTCCATGGCAAACCCCATGGCAAAAGAGCATGCAGAATTTCTTTACAGGAAAGAGTATGATGCTATTGTTAATGCCCAGAAAGAGGCAGAGGAAAGAGCTGCGGAAAAGCGAAGGAATGCGCAAATTTCTGCCGGGCAGCAAATTGAAAGAGCTTCCTTGAGCACAGCACCGACGGAAGAGGAACTAAAACGAATCGAAGACCTGACAAGGGAAACAGAGCAAACGCAGACACAGATTGTCGAGGCGCAAACCCAGGCAAGAATTGCCGCGCTCAACAGGGAAAAAGCAGAAAGAGTTGCCGCTGCCAAGAACGACGAGGAAAGAACGGCCGCTGTCCTGTCCGTTGAGGAAGAGCTGACAAACATTGCAGAAGCGGAAGCGCAAAAGCGGATCGATGCGCTGAAAAAGGAAGCGGAAGAGAAAAAGGCATTAGCTCGCACAGAGGAAGAGCGGGAAGCGATTGCAAGAAACCTTGAGGCAACAATTACTCAGGTTGTCGAGCAGGAGGCACAGCGAAGGACGCAAATCATACAGGACAGCCTGGAACGGGCAAGGCGGTTCATGCAGGATGCAGAGGACAGGATGTACACCCTGACCCACAGCTCCTACGAGGCGCAGCTGCAGCAGATAGAGCGCTGGAAGGACGCGCAGCTTGAAAAGGCAGAGACTGCAGAGGAAGTCGCGGCCATCATCCATGACGCTGCTGCACGCGAGGCGGAGGCATTCGAGCGGGAAGTGGACAGGATGCAGAGCAGGCTGGAAAATGCGGAAGACAGGCTCATGAGGCTTACGCTGTCCGAACGCGACTATGACTTGTACCGCGCCCGGAAGCAGTACCGGCAAGACCTATCGGACGGCATTCCTGAAGGAATGGCAAGCGCGATTTACAACGCCACGCTCAAAAAAATAAATGAGCGCTCGCGGGAGGGAAGCAAAAGGAGCTACCGTGAAAAAAGTTCCGGCAAGTTAAGCGCGGTTGAGGATCCTTCCAAATATTTCGTGGAGTTTGGCAGCGCATCCAGGCAAGCGGCGAACAGCATGGAGGATGCATCCAAGTATTTCATCGAGTTTTCGAGCACGGCAAGGAACGGGATGGAGGGTACATCACAGCAAATTGCCGAATTCGGCAATTCCTTGAATGCAGCGGTTTCCCAAACAGAGGCCGGACTGGGCATGATGGACACGAGGGCGGAAGCTCTTTCACGGACCATTGGATCCGTAAGCGACGGCGCAATGCAACTGGTGTCGGAAATCGAGAATGAAAAATCTGCAAGAATAAACGCTGTTTCCGCAGTCGGTGAATCTTCCCGCGCACTGGACAGAGCTGCAAAAAATTGGGCGGACAATGCTGCAGGCGCAGAGAGGAACGGGATGACTGGCTCTGCCCCGCAAATGCCCACGGACACAGGGGCGGCAGATGGAGGAATAAACCGTGATATCGCGTTCCAGATGATGACCATGCAGGAGATTGAGAAACAGGGGCAAGGCCAGCAGCAGATGATGATTGAACAGGTGAAATCGTCCATGGAAAACATTGCTGTACAAAACGACAGGGTTGCGCAGGGATTGACCATGGCTGCCGAAAGCAGGGCGCACGTCCTGCAGCCACAAGTCACGGTCAGCCCGTCCATCAACGTGAGCCTTGGCGGCGCGTATGTGTTCGACAACGCAATGAAGCAGCAACTGGAAAGTGATATCACGGACAAGGTTTCGAACGGCGTAAAGGAAGCGGCCATGAGCGCCATGAGCAGCGTAAACTTGGGATACGGGGGATGACGGCATGAAGGTAAAAATCAACGACATCGAGTCATTCCGTTCCCCGGAATCCACTTCGTTTTCCGTGGACGACAGGGTGGAAAAAATCGAGGTCATAAACGGCTGCGTCGTGCAGGACTACGGCTATATTGCAGAAGGGGATGTGATTGCGGTTACTGCTGTATTTCACAAGGACGACGTTGACAAAATCAGAGAGCTTTGGCGCGAACGAACCTTGGTAACTTACACGGACGAGGCCGGGAATGTCTACGAGGACAGGAGGATTGTCGTAAAAGGCTATGGGTACGAGCAAAAGTTCTACGACTACTGGAGGCTTGAACTGGAGCTTTGGAATTGCTAGGAGGGGAACGCTATGGCAAATCCGTACATCAACATCTACATGAACAACCCGACAGAAGGGGGAACGGACGGGACGGCAGTTTCTACCGATGGGACGTATACTGCGCCAGTTTCTGTTGACCTGATATCGTCAAGCAACGAAACCAAAATCGTAAAATTGGCAATCCGCTGCGAGCCGGGATACCAGACAGTCGGAGGGGCAACCATAACCTGCGATCCGGAACCTTTTGAGGGACATGAAACCTGGACGCTCAGTACAACGTTAAACGATAATGAGTTTGCAGATACTACCGGAATAGGGAATGCATCAAATGAAATAGGAAGCACGAACAGGATTTTTTATGCAAAAGCAATCAGCTACAGCACGGAAACGCCAACAACAGACAGGAGCACATCATTCCGTGTGATTACGCGTATACGTTCTGTCGAAGAAGGAGAGTAAATCATCATGGTTGACTTGAGCCGTGTTGTTGCATGGTTGCCATTTGACAAGTCCCCGACGATTGATGTCAAGGGGGGCACATGGACAACGACAGGAAACCCTTCCATAGGCACAACGAATGCCTTTCACGGGAATGCGCTGCAGCTGGACGGAAGCTCGCGCATTGCACGCACAGGAATTACGCTGGGCGGACGGGATTTCACGGTCAGCGGATGGGTATATGTGGATCCTTCGTCGCCAAACAATGCCAGAATATTTAATATCGTTAATCCAACCACCGGATATTTTCTGGTGACGTTAATGAAGAGTGCGGAATATCCATCAAAGCTCAGATTTTGGGTAAGCATGGATCATGATACAGGCCGGGATTATGGCACTAACATAACGGAAAGCACGTCAAGTGTTGGAAACCTTGTCTATTTTGTGCTGTCCTATTCCGCATATGCAAACGGAACGTCCAAAATGCGCCTGTATATCAACGGAGCATTGGTTGCGTGGAAAAATGATTGCGAGCTCTTTGATCGGAGAAAATACAATATCGTCATTGGCGCACTTGCTTCCAGTATAACACAGGGACTAGTCGGGAGCATTGACGAGTTCATGGTGCAGGAAGGGAATGCATTGTTTTCCCCGTCCAAGGTTCCGGCTGTCACGGAAAACATGGTTTCATTTCTCCCGTTCGACAGTTCGCCGACACAGGACACACAGGGGAATTCCTGGACAGCGTGGAATTCGCCAACCATATCGGCCGCGAATTCTGCGACAGGGAACGCCTTGCAGCTGGAAAGCCATGTTACCTGCAACTATGAGACCGGACAGTACGTGTCCATGGACGGCGGGATTACGCTTGGCGGGCAGAACTTCACGATTTGCGGATGGTCTTTTATGTCCAGCAATATCGGCGATTATGCGCGACTTTTTTCCATTTTCAACTCGTATGGCACAAATGGCTCCGGGGCCATCGTCCTGCACAGGGGCGGCAACGGGTTTTACTTGATCTACAACGGAACGTCCAGCCAGACTTCCATGGCCGTCAAGGGAACGCTCTTCCATTTTGAAATTGACTACGACCACAGCAACAAGTTCTTGTCATTTTATATCAATGGGCGTTTTATTGACGCAATATCCGCGAATATCCCGCAGACTCACTACAACTATGTTTTCCTGGGCAGGGCAAACTACAAGGCAAGCGACACCTATTATTACGAGGGGACGATCGACAATTTCTGCATCTATGACGGCATCATGCTGCACCCGACCATGTTTGCCCCTCCGTCCCAAAACCATTACGAGACCATACAATTCTTTGCAGACGCAAAAAGAAGAGTCCGGGATCCACAGAGCGAATGGAAATATACGAACTACGGAACTGCGGATCTTCTTTTGACGGGCATGGGACAAACGTTGCAGGTAGACACAACAAAAAGCATTTTCGAGGAAGCCTTCTATCAGAATTCGCGATCAAAATGCTTTGATATTCCTGTATCAAACGAAATTTGGATGAAGTTTGACGTGTATTTCAGCAGCAGTTACAGGTGGCGGGCGTACAATGAAGGAACCAATGGGGCTACAGGCATAACGGCGCAGACAACAGGCGAGATAGCCATGTTCTCCAACGACACAAATGTCCAGCAACCGATTGGGACAGCAAAAGCCTACCAGCTGCAAACGTTCCTTCTGCATATGAAAGCGGGGACAACCGATGGAATCATTGAGGCATTCACAGCGGACGAAGGACTGTTGTACGTATATACAGGAAACGTCAACCAAGGACAGGATTTTACGGACATCTATTTGCAGTGCGATGGTAGCGGTGGAACCCTTTTTTCGAACGTCATTATCTCCAATAGGGAAATAGAGCTGGATGAGCGTGCTGCATACAGCGGGGACATCGTGGCATATTTTGATGCAGAGAGAACCCTTGGCATCGATACCAGCTTCCTTGCCGATGCAGAGCGCGTCCTGCAGGTAGGCTCCGTGTCGTTCACGGCGGACATGGAACGCGATTTGCAAACGATGGTGCAGTTTGATGCAGACACGGCTGTCAGGAAATTGTTGGATGTCCCATGGCTGGATTTTGACGCAGTGCGCGAACTATATCTCTCAGGAAATGGAACATTTGATATTGAACGAGAACTGGAGACATGCGCTTCATTCCATGCGGACACTGTACGAAAACTCCCATACCGCATTGTCATTAACCAGAACACCAGCGGAAGGATTATTCTGGCCCCGCTAAGGAGGCAGCAGTAACATGAGCGAGCAGGAAGAACAGGGCGGCATCAAGTCTTTAACGATTTCCATTTCAGAGCAGCAGCTGACCGACCGGATTGAGATTGTCCATGCCGGGGACGCAGAGATTATGCAGGTCATTGAAGGGGAGTTTTACGACTACAGGTTCACGGTGCGCATCGAGGAGATTTCCTCTACTGGAATCCTGCAAACATGCCAGTGCTGCAGCGATGTGGATGAGCTGCTCTATACGCAGCTGGATTATACGATTCCAAAGAACAAGTTTGAATGGAATCCTGAATACCTGGATTACTTGGCTACTTGCGTCAGCGGGCGTCCCAGCTACAAGTACCGCAATGAGGCAAAAAGGATACAGGAAATCCACAAGAAATATGGGAACAACTTGCAAGCGTATCCCACAACGTCAGCCTTGCAGCATATAACATCCATTGCGAACCACCTGGGAAAAAATTTGATGTACCATGCAGACAACTGGATCTCAACGCTGGAAACGACACAAAACGGCGGAAAGACGTACGCAGTTTTGGTGAACGAGCTTTTCGGATGGACTTCGAGAATCCCGACACGGATGATAAACTGCTGGATTCGCGGCGACACGATTTTTGTTTTTCAGCGCGGCCACGAGGTGAACACGGTCGACTTGTCAGAGTTCAAAACGTCTGTCCCGACAATCACCAGGAAAATTGTTCGTACAACCTGGGGAAGCGATGTCTGGAGCAAGACACGCACGGCAACAACAAAGAAATACTGGGATGAGTTTGACGAGGAGCCATATACCCCTGAGAATGGTGTCGCACAAATGAATAAGGATGACGGGCTGATAGAGCGAAAAGAGGTGAGCCATGGAGATGAAAAGACGGTCACTACATATGAGTATGAGACGGACGAGAGCGGGGGGAAGTACTTGAAAACAGAAAGGGAGGTGCACTATATCAATGGCGAAAAATCCGATGAGAAAATAACTACGCATGAGAGAGTCAACATGACGCAATCACATGCAGTCGAAACAGATGAAAACGGAATTTTGGGAACTTCCCTTACTACTTCAAAATTTGAGGACAGGGCAACCCCTTATGAACGTGGGCGGGGGAGAAGCTCAGGCGGCATTGTTGTAAGCGACAGTGAAGGAAATTATTATCTGCTGCATGGAATATCACGTCATGCAGATGATATAGATATGTACACATCCACCATTCATGGCATATCCCTGATTGACACGTCATTCCCAATCTATGGCGATGAAATGCTGGGGCGGCTGACACAGGAGATTATGGCGCTCAACCGAAAAATTGAGGAAACGGTGTCGTTGGATGTGTATGGCCTGGAGCACGTCATTGACTTCGCGGACAGGGTCCTGTATGACGGAAATGAGTACTTTTTACGGTCAAACAGGGTTTTGAAGAACGAGAGGATTGTCAACAAGCAATCATTGGAACTTGTGAGGTGGACAACATGAGCATCGAAGCCATGAAGGCGGCAGTGACACAATATATGAACAAGGCAGTCGAACAGGCAGTTCGGGCGAGGAAGGCGCAGCGCGGGATTGTTCGCGGAAACTCCGTTGTCATCGGGAACCGGTGCTATCCATACTATCCTGCCGTTGATGTTTATTTCAAGGACGGGGATGACGTCTGGGCAATCGTGGATGACTCGTGCTCGCAAGCTGTTGTTGTGGGGAACTAGGCCATGGTCCAGTACATGTACAGAACAAGAGTCCGGGCAGTTGCCGCCGGCGGCATCATTGATGACTCCGGGCAATACTTGGCAGTGATGGGACGGCTTCCTGTCCAGCCGGGGGACATGGTATACACAGACGGGAATGTGGTGTATGGCCACTCACCTTTGAAAGAAGGGCGGCATACGACAGTTATCTCCGGCATTCCAATAGCTATTGTGGGAAAGGAAGAAAATGCTCTTATTTTAAAATACCAGGGATATATTTCATCGAGCGGTGTATTTCATGAGTACAAGTTTGCCAAGCCTCCTCTTTCGTATATCGTAAACAATACGAACCGAATCGTAAAAGAAAGAGCAACCGGAGATGTCTTAGATGCATTCTTGTCCTCGAACAATGACTACTATACAACGAAATACAGCGCCTATACATACAATGGGAATTTCCCGCTGAACGGCTTGTATGAAATTGAGGGGAAATGTATAAAGGATGACACGCATTATAATGATTATATAGCTGTCATGAAGAATGGGAGCGAAGTAGACCAGATAGATTTCCTGCAATTTTTTGAGCCTTTTTACAATGAAATTATGGAAATATATTGCTGGTACTGCCAAGAACTGAAGGATGCGGATGAGGCCTATATATACAAAAGTGCCCAAAATAGCCCAAATCCTTTGATTTCTTTATCAATGACAGCAGGACATGGATTTATGTTCCAGTCTGAGGATGCTTCAGAATGGGACGCAATTGTTGGAATCCACTATACTGCCTACCTGGATCCTACCTATAATATGGTCGAGGAAATACGAGACGACAACTATGAAGTTGTCACAAGGAACGCTTATGCGAGATTCCGCAAAGACCTCATAGGGTTCATCCTTGCGCACTTCAATCAGGATGGCCTTGTAGAAGTTATTGAAAAAGATATACAGGAAGGAATTCCAGAGATTCCAAACAGGCTGATTACGAGCATTTCAGACACAACAATCAAATATATTAGATATCCACAGAAAAACACATGGACACCGGATGGAAAGGTATTGTTGAATGCAACAATGGAGGAAAACTATCTTCCGTTCGATGGAATCAAACAGATCAGACGCATAATTTCCGATTTTCCAATTTGGGGAGGATATCGATGCAATATAACCTTCAACTCAAGGTATATTGATAAAATTGAAGTACGAGACAAAAACAATCAGGTTATTTTCTATGACAGTGGTGGAATAACACTACCTTATTATAGATACTATCAGAGGACTACAATGGAAAACGATGAGTATCCAATAGGATACGATGATTTCGGCATATTCCACAAAGTGGGTGTCAATGAAATAGGATATGTGTACTATTCGTATTTAACGAGAAAAAGGCAGATATACAGATTCCCTATCCCTATTGTAACGAAATTAAACAGCGAAATGTATTTGGTGGGAATCCCGTATGAATCCTATACATATCTCTTCTCTAACGGTAAAAAATACTATATGGATATACCTGGTTATCTGCTCAATATGAGATTTGAAAAAATGACAAACATCAACAATGCCAGGGGCGGGAACCCGACAGAGCAGGAAGAGGAGGTGCAACAATGACACAGAAGTATGTACTGGAAGCAACATTGTTTATGAAACATGCGGGAGGCGGGTAAAAATGGAGCACCGGAAAACTGCACTTGCTGATGCAAGGCATTGAACGAGGAATGTGAGGCGTATGCGTGATGGACACCGTAGTTTTCTATGGAAAAGTCTTTGCTGCTGTCCTGTTGTCTGTTGCCAGCGAGTTCCTTGGGGCATACGACGGGCTTCTCCACGCCCTGGTTGTGTTCGCTGTCATTGATTACATTACCGGGATCCTGCAAGCAATCTCTGACCGCCAGCTTTCCTCAGAGATTGGGGCGCATGGCATCGTCAAAAAGGTGGCGATGTTCGCTCTGGTTGGCATAGCAAACATGATCGACTTGCACATTGTCGGCTCAGAGCATCTTGTCCGATCGGCAACGCTATGGTTCTACCTGTCCAACGAGGGAATATCCATCATAGAAAACATTACAGCAATGGGGGTCCCGGTTCCGGAAAAACTGAAAGAAGTTCTGCAGCAAATAAAGGGGAAGTAAGACGTGGTTATTTTGCATCAACGAATATGAGGAGGCTGATAACTGTGAAAGTATTCATCAATCCCGGCCACGCACCGAACGGCAATCCCGATCCAGGAGCTTGTGGCTGCGGGCTCAGGGAATCAGACGTTGCAGCAAGCGTGGGTGGGCTGGTGCAGACGTATCTTGATGCAGCAGGATGCACAACGAGGCTCCTGCAAGCGGATTCCCTTCGGGAGATATCCGGGACAGCAAATGCCTGGGAAGCCGATGTGTTTGTCTCCATCCACTGCAACAGCGCAGGGACGGACAAAGCACAGGGAACCGAAACGTTTTGCTATCCGTATTCTAGCAATGGCAGGGCACTGGCAAAGTGCATCCAGCGGCAGATTGTTTGCTCCCTCCCGGTCATTGACCGTGGCGTCAAAGAAGCAGACTGGCACGTATGCCGGGAAACAAACATGCCGGCCGTGCTTGTTGAGCTGGCCTTTATCAACAATCCACGCGACGCTGAGATGCTGCGGGCGCGGCAAGACGATTTTGCTCGCGCCATTGCCCGTGGAGTGACGGATTACGAGGCAGGAATATGATGACAGTGAATGGAGTCAAGGTAACTGACTGCGCCTTTTGTAGCGAGAGTGAAATCAAAAAGTATATCAGGTACGTCGAGAGCAAAGTGGATGGGGCGCTCATTGAGCTTTCCATAGAGCCTGTGGGGCAGGACGTGAGGCTTTCCTATGTGTGTGTTGCAAGAAAGTTTGAGCGGATCCGGCGCATCACAGGCTACCTTGTTGGGACACTGGACAGGTGGAACAACGCGAAGAAGGCTGAGGAAAAAGAAAGAGTCAAGCATGTGTAAGGAGGAATTTTTATGGCAACGAAGTTTGGAAGCATTGAGCTGGGCGAGGCATTCGGCGGCTACGAGATTGTGAACATCCCGGCGAGCAAGCTGCCGCAGGATGTGGCATCGGCCATGGGTGCGGTGAATAGCAATCCGATGCTCGGGGCAACCTACTTGCCTATTTGGTACGTAGGCAAACAGTTGGTGAACGGCATCAACCATTTCTTCATCGCGGAGGACATCCGCACCACCAAGAACAAGGACAAGCTGATTGTGGGGCTTGTGGTCAACGTGCCCCCTGGGGAAGGCTCCATCAAGGGCGAGGGCGCGAAGGTCGTTCGCATCATCGAGGAAGCGGATCTTTCCCCGGAGGTGCAGGCGGCCTTTGAGACAGCAGAGAAGGGGCTTGTCGGCGTTTCCTACAAGCCCGTTGCCTATCTTGGTTCCCAGGTGGTGCGCGGCGTGAACCACTTCATCATCTGCCAGGCAAAGACGATTTACCCCGGGGCGGAGCCCTATGCCGTTGGCATGGTGCTGAACGTTTTCGAGGGGAATGTCTCCGTTGTGGGGATTGCCCCAATCCTCCCGGATGCAAAGGAGCCGCTTTGCGGGTATGCCTTTACCTGGTAACGGAGCAGGAAGCCGGAAGAGTGGCCGCCTTGCGCATGCAGGGCGGCTTTTCCATGGAGGTGATCTCTTGAAGGTAAAGGTATGGTCGGTGATGCCGGTCAGCGAGAAGGAGAGGGAGCTGGTCCGCTTCATCATGGGGAACGCCAGCAACCGGAACCGCGACCTGGCCACGCACCGAACGGCACCCCGGACTGACGGAGAAGAAGTCTGCATTTCTAAAAACAAAAACGCCCTCACTGCTTGGTTTCAGTGGGGCAAAAAGGTTGCGGCTTGTCTGCAATTTGTCTGCATTACGAGATGTTTTCAGTAAAAAACAGCAGTGACCGAAGATGAACAAAATAGCCCTTAACCCTTTATTTTCAAGGGGTGAAAGCACTTGGTCAAAAACGGGGAAACACGGAGTTTCTTAATTAGATTCTAATGTTTCAGCCCCCGCAAACGCCGACAGCAAAGCCCCCGTGCCCCAATTTGTCTGCAACTTGTCTGCATTAGGGGCTTGTCTGCATGATCCTGGCAAAGAGGTCGGCGGTGTCTTTTTGGAGGGCGCGGGTGTTGTGGGCATAGAGGTCCTGGGTAATGGACACGCTGGAATGGCCGAGCCTTCCCGCCACCCCCTTCGGGGTGGCCCCGGCCTCAATGAGGGCCGTGGCGTGGGTATGGCGGAAGGAATGGCAGTTCAGTCCCCCTTCCGCCCTCAGAATCACGCGAAGGCGGGCACGCCCTACGGACCGGCCGTTCTTCTGGGTGCAGAGAAGGAACATCCTCCTTGCGCCCTCCGGCGCAGGAATCCCCTTGGACTGCTGGACCTCGCGGCCGTCTTTCCCGCGGTAAATGTAGACATAGGAGCTGCCGGCCGCCAGCTCGTCGGCAGCCTGCCTTGCCCGCCACTGCCGGAGCTTTTCCACCAGGAGGTCGTCCATGATGACCGTGCGGTTGCTGGCAGGGGTTTTGGGATCGGAAAACACCAGGGACGCGAGAAGCTGGCGACGGACAGAGATGGTTTTCCCGTCGAGGTCCACATCCTCCCAGGCAAGGCCGAGAACCTCACCGATCCGCATTCCCGTATGGTAGAGAAGAACAAAGGGGATATGGGCAGGATGCCCGAACGGGCATGCCTTCAAAAGGGAGGAAAACATATCCTTGGTGATAATCGTGCGCTTCACCAAATTGGCAGGGGCGGCCTTCGGGACCTTGACGTAGAGGCAGGGGTTCCCCTGTATGAGCTGCGCCGGGTAGACAGCGTACTGGAGCGACTGGCGCAAGACAGAAAGGGCAAGGGAGAGCGTCTTTTTGGAGTATCCTTCCCTCAAAAGTTTCCGAATCCAGCAATCCGCCACGGGAGGGGTAATTTCCTGGACATATTTCCCGCCGAGGTGGGGGAGGATCCAGAGCTTCGCAACCTCCCGGTAATGGGCCAGGGAGGATGGGCGCACGTTGGTGGAGGCTACGTTGGTGAACCAGATCTCCAGGTAGTCCTTCAAAAGGATCTTTTCGCTGGTAATGCCGACATTCCCGTGCTTCCAGTCGGCATAGGCCGCCACTCCGGCCTCATAGGCGGCTTTCTGGGTAGGGAAGCCGCCTTTTTCAATGGTCTTTCTTTTCCCTCCTTCGTCACGTCCTGCCTCGAATATGTAGGACCAGGTTTTCCCGCGCGGGCGGGTTCGTACTTGGGAAACCGATTTGTTTGCCATATTATTTCCTCCTGTTCGTTGTTGCAGGCAAGCCGCAGGAATGGTACAATATGACATGGAAAAACCAAAACAGGGCACCGCCCAAGCCCTGCCTCTCTTGTTGGGCAACAAAACTGTTACAAAAAATCTGAACAAATCTGTATAAATATATACAGAAGTATAGATTTAATCGAACAGAATACCCTAAGGAGGAAAAATAAATCCTCAATACGGAGGTCGGCTCTTCAATAGCTCCTCATAAGACTGCGACGTTGCAGAAATGCTTCGAAAAGAGAGTAGGGAGGAACGGTCGGATTATAGCGAAAACCAAGCATTACGATTAGCTAATAGTCGAACAGTATAATCGTAGAAACTTAGGAAATCTCACTTTCAAGAGACCCTAAGCATGTACCTATCGCTACTAGGGAATTTAAGCCTGTGGAGCGTTACATCAAACGAAAGTAGCTTGTTGCTTCGGTAACGGCAAAATCGGACGCAATGAATCAGGAAGATGTTTTGCAAAGAACATCACAGTGTAAATATGTGTAATTCTGTATAGATTTGTACATATTTATCGTAGCGGCGGAGCGGCAACGGCTGATGTTGCGGGGAAAGGCTTGTAACGGTTGACAGCCCATGGCAAGCCTTTTTTGTTTGCATGAAAATGCAGAATGCTGTATAATGATGACAGGTTATTTTTTTGGGTGCTCTCCAGCAACCTCCGAATGGTTCATTTACATTCCAGTTCCATTCCTTTCCGTAGCCGCCTTCGGGCGGCTTTTTCATTTGCGTGGAAAACCTTGGAAATATATGCTAAAATAGGAGAGGGATGCTATTGGACTTTAGGAGGTGGCGCACCATGAGGAGTTTAGCCGTGCTTGGCAGGTATGCGGCCTTGCTGCTGTATGGCATATCAACGTTCACATTGCAGCCAAATTCTGACTACGCGAAGCATGTGTCGAGTGCAGAGGACATGGCCCGCAAAAGCTGGGAAAGGACAGGCCAGATGATTTTGAGTGCTATCGACAGGCATGAGGTGACTTATGGCAAGAAACAAGCTAAAACGGATGCCAAAGGATAAAGATCCCTCCCCTGTTGTATATCAGGGGGCGGCTGTCAAATATTCAGGACCATTGCCACCACCGGGGCTATTGCAGGGATACGGGGATATTGAGAAATCCTTTCCAGAAAGAATCATGGCCGACTTTGAAAAGAATTCGCAGCATTTCAGGGAACATTTCCCTCCACAAAATAAAGAGGCTCAGGGATTCCGCCGTTCCAATATCATAGGAAGGCGTACTACCAAGAGCCTGTTTAGCGTATTGATACCTACAAATGTAAGTACAAACATGATACACAACAAAAGGCTCTTTTGTCAATATATTTTAGACAATTTTTTATGCTCTTTCCATAACGATCATCCCTTCCGCCCCATTCACGGGCGGCTTTTTCATTTGCCTGTAACTTGCCTGGTTCCACCCTTATATGGCTGAACCCCTTGTCGCACGAGGATTCTTTCACTTGCCTGTAACTTGCCGCCCTACTACGGGCAGCGGAGTGATGCTCACTTCTTTGTCAGCTTTGTCGTAAGGCTTACATCTTCCCACAGTCTCTCGAAGTACTTTTCATAGAGCTCAAAACCAAGCCCGTTTTTTACGAGCTTGTATGTCACGGTCTGCTGGCTTGGCATCCCGTACCAGTATGGCCCGAAATATATCTCGTCATCCATGCGCCAGTAGAAATCAAGAGTCATGCAGCCGTAGCCCTTGACGGTGATCCTGCCTTTGCAACCGCGTTCGTTAAGACCGTCCGCCCAGTCGACAAGCTGCAGAATAGTGTTTCTGATCTGCCCCTTCTGCTTTCCTTCCTCCCGTTCCCTCTGTTCCACGAACAGGGAATCCGGGGCCATGGTCAACAATCGGACCTCAACGCCGCGCCGAAGGGCGTTTTCTATTTCCTCCCCATGCTTTGCACGGAAGGATTTCAGCCCGAAGGCAATGCCGTCCAGCCTGTAGCGCAGGTCATTCAGTTTGGGATCGGAATCCCTGTTCTTGTCGGCGCGGGATGTGTACGCTTTCGCAAGTCCCCACATGTCCACGGCCTTCTCCTCCCGCCGATCCACGACGAAGATGTTGAGCAGGCTGCCGATGGATGCAGCAAGGAGCGAGCATCCGACACCCATCCAAACGTGCGTGGCAGAATCCCACCATTGATAGGCGTCGCCTGTGACAAGGGCACTTCCCGCAATGCCGGTCACGAGGCTGGCTATGATTTTCTTGTCGATTTTCCTTGAAAGGCTCGTTTTCTCTCCCACGCCAACCACCTCCCATCTATGCTTTAGCGTTGCCGCCCATTCACGGGCGGCCTTTTTTTATGCGCTTTCGCCAATCGTCGAGCCGGACGACATTCCCCGCTCTTTTTCCTTCGCCGCCCGTACCTTCTCGTAGATGGCAAGCTCCTCCTCGGTGTACGGCTCCTCGGCGGGTGGGGCGGATTGGGCGGCAATGAACAGGGTGGATGCCCTTTGGGCGAACTTTATGATGGAATCCCTGTCCTCCTGGGGAAGTTCTGCGTATATATTTAGGATAGCAATCTCCGTGTCATTGAGGTGCAGTTCGTTCTTCAGGCGGTTGATGAGGGTTTCCTTGCTGGACAGGAACATTTCGCCCTTGCCTTCCCTGAGCCACTCTTCCCGGACATTGAAGGTAGTGCAGATAGCCTTTATGTTTTGTTCGGTGACGGTGTTACCAGTTCGTTCCATAATGCTGACATTACTCTGTGTCATTCCTAGCATGTCAGCAAATTCTTTTTGGTTCATCTTGTTGGCTTGTCGGATTGCTTTCACTCTATCGTTGGCGTTCATAACGTTCCCCTCCTTATATTCTATTTTATAAATAATTCATAAAAAGTCAAGAAATATTATTGACAAATATAAATAAATCATTTATTATAATAGAAAAAAATAAATTGTTTATTCATATCAAGGAGGTGAGACACCATGACGGAGCTGGAAGATGGCATGAGGAAGCTGATTGAAACCCTCCGGGAAGGAAAGCCGGAGGACATCTTCAAGCAGGAAACATTGACCATGATTTACGCTGACGGCTTCAAGGCCGGGACGATAGCGGAAGGAAGCCGCCAGAGATTGAGGGAGGTGACGGCGTGAAGCAGTGCGAGTTTTGCCCCATGAGCGGGGAGGATTTCCGCGAGGCACAGGCAGAACGTCTGCTCACCAACTACAAACAGCTGCCTCCCGACATGCAGGAGTCCTTTGCGGACGGCATCGAGGGGCTTGTGTTCATCCTGAAAATGGCAGGGCTGAAGCAGAAGGAGGCGACGGCATGAGGGGGAGGGGTACGTATATGGAAGCGAAAAAGGCCATCCTGCGGCAACAGGACAGCCTTCAAGGGAAAATGTTTCATGAGAATTTCGGGTTTGCGACAACTTACCATGTGAAGGTTCCCGAAGAAATGTCAGCCATCGGCAATGTTTCCTTTGAATCCGATGGGCTGACGGGACGCTCCACGAATGTTCTTGGCAGGGACGCTCTCGACCCATAGGGGGATCGGTGTTGGCGGCAAGAGCAATGTTCTGGCATCTTGCGGGCGGGGCGGATTACTTGTCGTGGTAATGGCTGCCGCATTGGATGATCTTAATGGTGTCATCCTCTACTTTGTAGACGATGCGGTTGGCTTCGTCTATGCGGCGGCTCCAATATCCTTCAAGATCTCCGGTCAATGGCTCTGGCTTTCCAATGCCTTGGTATCCGTTTCGTTTGATGTCATCAAGGAGCTTCAGGATGCGCTTCAAGGTTTTGCGGTCTTCATCCAGCCAATGGGAAAAATCATTCCAGCCTTGTTTGGAGAACTGCAAATCATCCATTGGCGAGCGCCTCCAGTTCCGAAAGATTTTTCGATACAACGTCGCCATTTTTCATCTGTTCCATGGAGTCTTTCAGTCGGCTCATGTTCTCCTCGCTGTAGAACGGGTCGGCAGGAGCAGAGACTTCAAATGGTATCCTGCGTTCGCGGGTGACTTTTTTGGCAAAGATCGTGAAGGCTGTGGTAAGGTTCATGCCCATTTCCTTGCAGATGGCCTCCAGATCGCGTTTCAGGTCAGCATCCATGCGAAGGTTGATTGTTGCTTGTGCCATATTGATGCACCTCCCTTTGTATGGATTATATCACAGTTGTATATACAGAGTAAAGAAGAATCATGAGGAGGGGAGAGGGGGAAGAAGAGGTATGGGAAATCATCAAGACGGGATTGCCGGTCATCTTCTATAATTGACGATTTATATCAGGCTTATTGCAGGCAAGCCGCAGGAGATGGTAAAGGAGGGAGGAAGCATGGGAATCGAACTGAAGGACATCGAAAAGCTGACAGAAAAAATCAGCGAGCTCCACAAAGCCCTTTCCGATTTCCCGCAAGTCCTGGAATACATGAGGCTGGCGGCAAACATGGAGCACATCGGGCCGGTGATTGTCCCGCAAGAAGAGCGCTGGATCCGGGCCGGGGACGCAGCGAGCATCCTTGGAATAGGAAAACCGGAGCTCTATCGATTGGTAAAAGAAAGAAAACTACAGCCCTACTACATCGACGAATCCAACAAATGCATGAGATTCAAATTGAGTGACATCTTGTCCATCCCGCAGCCGGTTGCGGAACTGGAAGCAGGCTAGGAGGAAAAACCACAAGAGACTGGCGGATCGCTGAAAGGAGAGCCATGGAGAAAAGGACTTGCGTTGTTTGCCAGGGGCTGTTTGCTCCGAAATCACGGAACCAGAAAACCTGCTGCAAGGAATGCGCTGAGATTGCCAAAAAGCAGTACCAGTATACATACAGGAAAGAGCATCGGGCGGAAGAGGACGGCGCAGCAGAACGCAAGACACCCCAGGAGAGAATGGAGCTTCTCAGCAAGCATGCGCGGGAAGCGCAAAAAATGAGGCTGTCCTACGGGCAGTACATGGCAAGGAAGCGGATGGAGGCAAAATGAATCGGTACTTGCTTCTTGACATGCCGTCCTTCCTGGCAGTCCTCGGGATTTCCTTTCTTGTGGGCGTGCTGATTGGTTGGGGGCTGGCGATATGGACGATGGGGCTTAGGGGGGTGTGGTGAGCAGGCATGAACCATGAAGCAATGCTTCTCCTACTGAACTTCCGGGCAGAGCACGGTGACGCGGGCGCGATGGAGGCGCTGGATTACACCGGGACCCCGGAAGGGGCCATCCAGTTCTGCTATGCAAGGACGGCGGAGGATTTCATCCGCCGGGCGAAGCTGGCAAGGAAGGCAAAAGAAAAGGCCGCCCCGGAGGAAAGCAGGGGCAGCCGAAAAAGTTTAGCACATCTATAGTTTAGCACGAAATGGAGGAACAAGGGAAATGAAGATTGTGAACCTGGCTTTGGAAAACTTCCGGGGAATCAAGAAGCTTTCAATCAGTTTCAATGGGAAGGACACGGACATCTATGGAGCCAATGGCACGGGGAAGACCACCGTTGCCAATGCAATATGCTGGCTGTTGATTGACCGCCCGGCCACGGAAGAGGCGAATTTCGACCCGAAAACAACGGGAGCGCACGGCGTCCACCATACCGCCTCCATCAAGGTGGAAACGAACGGAGGGCAGGAGATCACCTTCTCCAAGGACTTCTACGAGAAGTTCACCCGAAAGAAGGGCGCATCCACGGCAGAGCTCACGGGACACAACGTAGACTACTTTATCGATGGAGTGAAGTCCAAACAGAAAGAATACAACGCCGCCATTGAGCGCGCCTGCGGGGCTCCGTTGGACAAACTCAAAATGCTCCTCGTCCTCGGCTACTTTGCCGAGACCATGAAAACCGACGAAAAGCGGAAGATCCTCTTCGAGCTGGCCGGGGAGTTCACCGATGCGGATGTGTTCGCGGCCAATGAGGATCTGGCAGGGCTGATGCAGTACCTTGCCATGCCTGGGGATTCGGGTAAAAATTACACCATCGACCAATGGAAGCAGATCGCCGCAGAGGAACGGAAGAAGCTCAACAAGGATCTGGAGCTTTTGCCCGCCCGCATCGACGAGGTGCAGAAATCCATTCCCGAGAGCGTGGAGGATGAGGATGCCCTGAACGCAGAGTTCCGGCGGCTGGAACAGCGGAAGGAAGCCCTGGAGGAAGAGAAGCGTTCCCTCTCCACTCAGGACGGGCAAAGGGATGCCGTAAACGCATCCATCGCAAGGCTCCGCACAGAAATCGAGATGAAACGGGCGGCCTACATCAAGCAGGGTGCGGATGCCAACGCAGAAACCAACGCTGCCATCGACGGCGTGAGGAAGGAACTGCGGGGCATCGAGGAGCGCCGCGAGGAATTCCTGCGGAACAAGGAACGCCGCATCCTGAAGCGGGGCGACCTGATGGAGAAGCGGGAACACCTCGTAAAGGAATACACCGAAGCCGCGAAGGTCGAGTGGGACGCAGGTCAGGAAATCTGCCCCACCTGCGGGCAGGCACTCCCGCCGGAGCGCGTGCAGGAGCTTCGGGCAAGCTTCAACCAGAAGAAGTCCGAAAAGCTCGAAGATATCAACCGCCGGGGAAAAGAGACTTGCAGCCAAAGCTTAATCCAGCAGACAGAAAGCGAGATCGCAAAGCTCACGGAAAACATCAAGGCACTGGATGCAGAATGCGACGGCGCAAGGAAGCGGCTCCAGAACCTCCAGGACGTTCTCACGGAGCAGCCGCCCTTTGAGACCACGGAGGAATACACACTGCTCATGCAACGCATCGAGGAACTGGAGGAAAAGCGCAAGCAGGGCACAAGCATGGCAGGCGAGGTGGAAAGCGCCTATGCCGCCAAGGCAAAGGAAATCAAGGATGCCATGACGGATGTGACCATGCGGATCGCAAGGGTGCGGACGGCAAAGGAGAGCCAAAGCCGCATCGAAGAGCTGGAGCAGGAACTCAAGAAGACAGCCGAGCGGATGGAATACTTGGAGCACGGCATCCACCTCTGCGAGGAATTTACCCGCACCAAAGCACGGCTAGTGACGGAAAGCATTAACCAGCATTTCCGGCGGGTGCGGTTCATCCTTTTCAAGGATCAGATCAACGGCGGACTGAAAGAAGTCTGCGAACCCACAGGAGTGAACCGGGACGGCCAGTGGGTGGAATACAAGAGCCTGAACTTCGCGGAGCAAATCAACAGCCAGCTTGACATCGTGAACACGCTCAACAAGCACTACGGGACAAGCCTCCCGGTCATCATGGACAAAGCAGAGAGCGTCACGGATCCCATGCCGATTGACGAGCAGTTCATCCGGCTCATTGTTTCGGCTCCGGACACGGATGAATTCCGCATCAGGATGCGGGAGAAAGGAGCGGCATGAATTCTGACGTTATCGAAGCATTCCGCGCCACAAACGAAAAGAACGAGAAGCTTGCAGACTATCTTTTCCGCAAGGGTGTGGAGCCGGAAGATTTGACCATGGAGATGCTGAAAAATGCAGAGGAGGAACTGAAAATGGCACAGACAACCAATCAGACGGCAGAGACCGCCGCAATCCCCCAGGCGAACATGAGCGAGCGGTTCATGCAGAAGGTCATTCACGAATTCTCCGGCAGCGTCGGGGAATTCCAGATCACCGACTACCAGAAGCAGCTCATCCAGGGCTACTTCATCGGGGTGGACAGGGCGCTCAAGACGGCAGAGGCAGAGCGGCTTCGGAAGAATGCGAAAAACACCGACCATGAGAAGTTTGACAATCCAATCCCGGTCACTTGGGCGAACGTCAACATGGCAGACCTTTCCCTGGATGTCGTCCATTATGCGCGGCTCGGCCTTGATACGATGCAGGCGAACTTCATCACGCCAATCCCGTACCTCAACAACAAGACGAACCTCTACGATGTGAACCTGATGCTCGGTTACAACGGAATCAAGTACATTGCGGAAAAGTTCGCGCTTGAGCCACCGAGAGCCGTAACCATCGAGCTGGTCTACCAGAGCGATGTGTTCAAGCCATACAAGAAGGGGCGCGGCAATGATGTGGAAGGGTACGATTTCGAGATCACAAATCCCTTCGACCGGGGGAAGATCGTCGGCGGCTTCGGGTACATTGAGTACGGGGATGCCCGGAAGAACGAGCTGGTCATCATGAGCATGAAGGACATCGAGAAGAGAAAGCCTCAGTACGCAAGTCCCAATTTCTGGGGCGGCGGAACCCGGAAGGAATGGCAGACCGTCAACGGGAAGCGGCAACATGTCGAGGTGGAGGTAGAGGGATGGCTTGACGAGATGTGCCGCAAGACCCTCATCCGGGAAGTGTACAGCCCGAAGCACATCCTCCTCGACCCCCGTAAAGTGGACGAGAACTACCAGTATATGCGGCAGAGAGAGGCCCAGATCCAAGCGGCGCAGGACGATATGCAGACCATTATCAACGTGACGGCCAACACAACTCCCATCGAGGAAGCGGCGGCGGCCATCGCTCCGCCTGTTCCTCCGGCAAGGGCAATCCCGCCATCCCATGCGGAGCCGGCGGAGCCAATCCCGGCGGCCGTCCCATCCCGCTCCCAGACCAGGGCGCAGGCTCCCGTGAAGCAGACCCCGGTGGAGGAAGCTCCCGCCATGGAAGCCGCCAGCATGCCATCCCAGCCTCCGGCGGCAGCACACCAGTCCGCCGATTTGTACGCAGGGATGGATTTCTGAGTGGACATCAAGGTGATCGCATCGGGGAGCAGCGGGAACTGTTACCGCGTGAGCGACGGGGAGACAGTTCTCCTCCTCGATGCGGGGATCCCGTTCAAGCGGATCCAGGTGGGCTGCGGTTTCCAGACCAGCGGCATCAAGGGGTGCTTGGTGACGCATCGCCATGGGGACCATGCAAAGGCCATACCGAAGCTGCTGGAAAGGGGAATGCGGGTGTACGGTCCGATGGATCTGGCCGCGCTTTATCCGGGAGTGCAAAGCCTCCCCGCATTGAAAGAATACGCCCTCGGGACGCTCGGCATTCTGCCCTTTCCTGTGGAGCATGACGTGGAATGCTACGGATACCAGATAAGGTCGGAAGTTACAAGGGAAAAGCTCCTCTACGTCACCGACACGGCGTACATCCGCTATACGTTCCGGGGGCTTACCCATCTGATGGTGGAGGCGAACTACGGGCAGGAGATCATCATGGACAACGCGATGCGCGGGAAGGTTCCGCTCTTCCTGGCGGAGCGGGTGGTAAAGACCCACATGAGCATCGAGACCCTGCTGGGGCTGCTCAGGGCGAACGACATGCGGCAGGTGCGTCAGATCTACCTTCTGCATCTTTCCGACGGGAACAGCAATGCCGAGGATTTCAAACGGCAGGTGCAGAGGGAAACGGGAGCAGAGGTTTATGTGGTTTGATGGGCTGTGAATATCATGTGGATAAGATGAAAGACGATGATGCGCCAGCCGCTGTCGGCCGGCAAAAGGAGCGAAAAAGAACAATGCGAGGTAAATGAACATGGGAAGACCACTCAAGCAAGGGCTGGACTATTTCAGCGTTGATGTGGACTTCTTCCAGAGTGCAAAAGTAAGACGCATAATAAAGACATGCGGAGCTAAATCGGTGTCTGTTCTAATCTGCCTGCTCGCGAATGTATACCGTAAGGACGGGTATTTCATGAAGTGGGATGGAGATATGGGGTGTCTAATCGCGGAGGAAACGGGGTTGGATATAGGGACTAGCCGGACCGAACTCATGGTAACAGACGTGCTGTCAAAGGCGCTTTCAGTCGGTTTCTTCGATGCCGGAATATTTAACGAGTACGGAGTGCTGACCTCCGTAGGGATTCAGGAAAGATATTTTTCCGCCATCGAGCGGAGAAAAAAGATTGAGATCATCAAAGAATATTTTCTCCTGGATCCCTCGGAGGTTTCAAAAAATGCAGTCTGGAAGAGCGCTACCACTATGCCTAAAAATCGGTTTTTTGCTGAAAAAACAGTAAATGTTGACAAAAACCAAGTAAATGTTGACAAAAACTCAGTAAATGTTGACATAAATCCACAAAGTAAAGGAAAGGAAAGTAAAGGAAAGGAAAGGGAAAGGAAAGTAGAGGAAGTAAATGTCAGCAAAAACTCAGTAAATGTTGACATAAATCCACAAAGCAGAGAGATCCCTGCGACGACTCTTCCCACGCTTCCTGCTTCTGTCCTGATGTCTTACCAGGAAAACATCCGTCCGATTTGCAATAGCATCGAACAGGAGAAGCTGGCGGACGATGTAGCCAGATTCGGGGAGGAAACTGTCATCAAAGCCATTGAGCGTGCCGTCATCCGTGGGAAACGGAACATCGGATATGTGGAGGGCATTCTGAAGCGATGGGAAACCGACGGCTACGATGAAGAGGGGCAGTGCAAGCCCCCGGGAAAGGAAAATCCACAACTGGCGATGGCGCAGAGAGCTATCCAACTTTTGAGAGGTGAAGCGAATGGACAGGGAGCATGAGGCAGATATCATCCAGACACTTACGCCATATCTTCTGGCATTTCCACAGAGCAAGATGACTACCGAGGGACTGCTGGTCTACGCCAGAGCGCTCTCCGGCTTCAGCATGGCAGAGATCAACGCTGCCATGCTGAAGCTCATGCGGACATGCAAGTTTTTCCCCACGGTGGCGGAGATCTTCGAGCAGGCTGCCGTGATGAAGGAATTTGCCTGCGGCAGTGGGTTGCCTACGCCGGAGGAAGCCTGGGCAGAGACCCAGAGGAATGTGAAAACCAGGCACATTCACGGCGAGTGGGAGTACAGCTGCCCAGAAGTAAAAAAGGCTGTGGATTTCTTCGGCAAGGCGGAGCTTTGCAGCCTCAATGTGGATGAGGTAAACACCGCCCGGGCGCAGTTCATGCGTATCTACAAATCCATTGTGGAGCGGGCAAAGGAGCGAAAAACCAACAAGGAAGTGCTGGATTTGTTGCCCACCGATCAAGTGAAAGAACTGATCGGCAAGCTGGCAAATGCAAAGGCACTTCTTGCGGAAGGGAGCGTGCAGCATTGAGGCTGCTGAACGAGGTGGCGAAGGAGCTATGACGAACGGATATGTAATCAAACGCAAAAAAGGGAAATGGAAACGCGGAATGTATACGGGGTTCACAGATTACAATTCGTACCCTATTCGCGTTGGTGATATCGTGAAATTGAGATATGACCAACTGGTAGATTATGGAACGTGGAAAGAAGTGCATGTTGATTGTGTTGTTGAGGGGTGTCCGAAAGGAGAATTTCCGATACTATCGCTACTTGGTAGCGGCGAAATTATCAGAAGAGAATTTGACCCAGGAGTGGATTTGGAGGTCGTATCATTGACGCAAGAGCAGGAAGAGATCCTATACGCAGACATGGAAGCGGAAATGCAACGGCTGGAACCAGAACTATATGATGTGTAGGAGATGACGAACGACAAGAAATGCTTATAGGAGGACAGTCGAAAGGGGTGATTCGGATGAGTGTTGATGCATCTAGCAGTGTTGCAAGACTTCTAAAGATGTCGAAAATCTTAAACGAAAAATTTTTTGCAAATCCTCATGTTTTAGATGTTGGTATTACGTCAAGAGATGTTGGATTAGGAGCCCTTGCGTTTGGTTCTTGGTTGCGTGACGTGGCAAGACAGTTGATTGACCTGCAAGCAACAGTAGAAAAGATGAAGGAAAAGAACTGGATTTTGCAGATGGATTTGGAATCAAGACTGGACTTGGACGAATTGACAGATAAGCATCAAGAAGAGATTCGTGAACACTATAAAAGACTTTTGAAAGAGGATGAAGATGAAGCCGGAAAGATACCGCAAGCACAACCGAAAGAAGCACAGGTATAAGACACTGGGAAAGTTGTTTCGACTGTACACGGCGCACGATGATGATATGTACTGCCGCCAGATTGAAGTGTTGAAGCGGTGGTAATGGGAGGACAGGTATGGAGACAGTCACCTTTGAAGTCCCTGGCACCCCCGTCCCCCAGTCAAGGCCAAGGTTCACACGGCAGGGACACGCCTACGAGGACAAAAATGTGAAGGCATACAAGGAGTGCGTCAGGATGGTGGCCGCCTCCAAGATGCGTGGAAGGCCGCCAATGGAGGGGGCAGTCATCGCCTCCCTCAAATTCTTACTGCCGGTGCCGAAATCGTGGAGCAGGAAGAAAAGGACGGGGGCGCTGACGGGGGAGATCCTGCCAACCAGAAGGCCGGACACGGACAACCTGACAAAGACAGTGCTGGACGCATGCAACGGCGTTGTCTATGCGGATGATTCACAGATTATCCATATGACAGCGCAAAAGTGGTATGGGGAGGACCCGGGGGTTGTTGTGGAGTTTCGAGGATGAGCACAGGGAAAGAGGGGGAAGGCATGGGGATAAGAAAGCCAAAAGAGCCGAAAAAGATTTTGGAGGAGCTTGTTGCGGAACTTGCAAGGGATTATGCGAGGTGGAACGAGATCCTTGAGCACGGGGGCAGCGACCGGTTCTACCCGGACGGGACGGGGCTGGAGCTCAAGCGCAACCACGTCATTAATGACCGGCGGAAGATTGCGGAGCTGTGCTGGAAGCACGGCCTTGCCCTGCCGGAAGGGATGGGGAGGTTCCCTGTCCCGCCGGAAATGCCGCAGAACTACATGGCAAGGAACGGGGCGCATTTCTCCGAGCGCGTGCGGCGGATCAGAGAGCTTGACCCAGGCTTCGAGCCAGTGTTTGGCACGTGCGCTGAAACGGGGGACAAGCAAGGAGGAAGTGGAATGACAATCTGGGAGAAACTGCATATCAGGATTCTCTCTCGCTGGAGCCGCGGGGAGATTCCCAAAGAGCGCGGAAGGAAACTGCTGCGGTACGTGAAACGGAGGATGGGGAAATGAGTGAGTTTTATTCGCGGGTGTATACAGACCGCCCGGCATACGCTGATTTTGATTCTGCACAAAAATTCCTCGCGATACAAGGGATCATCGCAAGGCGGTTACGGGAGCATCCGAATGCGATATGCTCATATTCCGGTGGTAGCGATAGTGATATCATGATAGACATCATAGAACGCACTCGGGAAGCGTTCAAAATCCCACCGATAACATACTGCTTTTTCAATACTGGCCTGGAAATGATGGCTACGAAACGTCACGTAAAAGACGTGGAGTCTAAATACGGTGTAAAAATCACAGAGTACCGACCTAAAAAAAACATAGTGCTGGCTACGAGGGAGTACGGCATTCCGTTCGTTTCAAAAATCATGTCGAGCGCGATGGAGACGGTGCAGAAAAAGGGGTTGCCGTTTTCCATCAAAAAAGAGTATGACGACGCGACGGACAAGGCAGCGAAACGTCAGGATCTGCGGGAACGGTATCCGAAAACGGAGCAGGGAATCAATTTTCTCTGTTGTTGCAACTCGGCCGGGGAGCCGAGGCCGAACATACAACTTGTCATAAACTCGTCAAAATACATGTATGATTTCATGGTTGAAAATCCGCCAGCGTTCAAAATCTCTGCGAAATGCTGTGACTACTGCAAAAAGCAAGTCGCGCACAAAGCACAGAAGCCGTTTGGTATGGTGATCACGGGCGAGCGCAGGGATGAGGGTGGTATGCGTTCCGTTCCACGCGCGGCGGATGCAAACGGGACAATGTGCTTCCATCAAGAAGCGGATGGGAAGTTCCGGCTGAAACCGCTATACTACGTGTCAGACAAGGATAAGGCATGGTACAAGGATTTCTACGGCATCCGATATTCAGACGCGTATGAAGTGTACGGGCTGACTCGTACAGGGTGCTGCGGGTGCAGTATTTCACACAAAGCGATTGAGGATTTGAAGAAAATCGAGCCGTATGAGCCTAACGTGGTAAAAGCCGCATGGGCGATATTTGGCGACAGCTACAGATACAGACAAGCGTATAATGAGTACAAGGCCAGGCGGAACGGTAAGGTTGCGGCAAAAGGGTACGAGCAACAACTACTTTTCTAGTAGTTTGATTGGTTGTGAGGGGCGATGCAAAAAATGAAGTTGAAAGCAGTGATGGATGCGGTCTCTGGTATAGTTTACGAAGACGACAAGCAGATTGTTTCAGTTCGCGGAGAAAAACGATACGGATACCCAGCAAGAGTAGAGGTGGAGATTTGTAAGGAAGAAGCCTGAGGAGCCGGGGGTTGTTGTGGAGTTTCGAGGATGAGCACAGGGAAAGAGGGGGAAGGCATGGGGATAAGAAAGCCAAAAGAGCCGAAAAAGATTTTGGAGGAGCTTGTTGCGGACCTTGCAAGGGATTATGCGAGGTGGAACGAGATCCTTGAGCACGGGGGCAGCGACCGGTTCTACCCGGACGGGACGGGGCTGGAGCTCAAGCGCAACCACGTCATTAATGACCGGCTGCAGATTGCGAAATTGTGCGAGGAGCACGGTCTTGCCCTGCCGGAAGGGATGAGGAGGTTCCCTGTCCCGCCGGAAATGCCGCAGAACTACATGGCAAGGAACGGGGCACATTTTTCCGAGCGCGTACGGCGGATCAGGGAGCTTGACCCAGGCTTCGAGCCAGTGTTTGGCACGTGCGCTGAAACGGGGGACATGGAAATGAACGGGATTTCCGAAAACAGGGGCGAAAAAGGCGAGGGGCATACCGATGTACCTAAAACGGAAAATCGCCCTGCTATCGAAGCGCAAGGGACTCACAGGGGTATTCTTCCGATACCTTGTACCGTTGGTTTTGATGATCGGACGGTCAAGGATTGGTTCCAGAAGGTCAACGAGGAATTGGACGAGCTGAAAGAGGCGGTTCTTGTCGGTTTTGCTGGGCTAGGTTCATCGGCAAGCGATTCGTATTGCTCTGACGGTTCAAAGGAATTTGTTGCCGAAGAAGCCGCCGACACCATCACGGCAATAACCTCCATGCTGGAGGCCATGGGGATTGGCGAGGGCACGAGGCAGGAGGCACAGCGGAGAGTGAATAAGAGGAACAGGGAACGGGGGAGGATTCAGGATGAATGAGGATAGATTCATAAATGCTCGGACGCTGAAGCAGGACTTAGTGCCTGCGCTTAGTTGGCAGGAACGGGAACGGGTGATGATGATCATTGACGCACAGAAAGGAGTCAATATACTTGATCGGGACATCGGGGCAGAACCTCTGTTGGAAGGTCATACCTCGGCATGGCATGAACATCATGCAGACGGCCACGGTGAGTTTCACACGAGAACCAATCTGGACTGGACTTGCCCGAAGTGTGGCTGGTTTGTCGGCGAACTCTACTGCGGCCATGGGAGATGGCATATCCAGCAAGAAAGTTCCTATTGCGCCCGTTGCGGGCAGAAAATCGACTGGACGAAGCCCAGTGACGAAGAAAAACGCCGCTATGAGGTGCGGAAAGCCAGGGAACGCGAGGAATGGGAACGTAAAAACGGAGTCAAACTCGATAATATGTATGAACATTTGAGGGATAAATACCTGTGAGAGTGAAGTGACGACCATGAGCTTGATTCAGGATTTGCGTAAGGCAAAAGGGCTGTCAAGGAAAGAACTGGCAGAGGGGGAGGATTCAGTGAGAGTTAGCGATGATGGAATGCTTATCATGGCAAATATGATGTACGAGGAATGCCAGAAAAGAAGCTGCCCGGACTGCAGCTTCTTCATCAAGGACAGGAAGGACAAATGCCTGTTTAGCGGAAAGCCAGTTGTATGGGATGATTTGCCGGAGTCTCCGCGCCGATGGCAGCTTATCCTAAAGGAGGTAAAAATTTATGATGAAGATTGAAGAAAAAATATGCGCTGAATGTGGGATCGTGTTTACACCAACAAGCAGGGCGCAAAAGTATTGCTCTACTGTGTGCAGCGACGCAGCGCGAAAGCTCAATGAGAGGGAGTACAAGGCAAGACGCCGGGTGTTAATCCGTGCCAAAAAATCATACTCGAAAAAAAGCTGGATGCCGCTTGCTGAAAAGGCTGCCCGTGCAAGGGATGCTGGGATGTCATACGGGCAGTATGTAGGGATGATGAGGTGCAAGGAGGAAAAGTTTGAAACAAAATTCCTAACGAGCAACTGCTTTTTAGGCATAGCAAACAAGCCACCGGATAAGCATAATCAAGATTTATAATGCAGCCGGTTAGCTATTATTATTGCTTATGATATAGCCTCGCATCCGCAACAAGCTGAGAGCCTGCGCTGTGGTTAGCACCTTGTCCTTCTTGATGTTTGGGCAAGAAGTGAAGTATCCTTCACTTGTATAGGGCACATGTTTGCTTAAAATGTTCCAGATAGCGGTCAGGAGCATCTTGCAGATGGCGATAATGGCTTTCTTGTGGCCTCGCCGTGCTTTTAGTCGGCGATACCGCTCAACAAATTCTGTATGGGACTTGGATTTGATCAACGCATTGGCAATCTGTACAAGGAGTGGCTTCAAATAAGTCCCGGCCTGTGAAATTCTGCGACATTTCACCTTTTGGTTGCTTTGGTCGTTTCTTGGACAGCATCCGCCCCAAGAGCAAAGGTGTTTGGCTGTGGGAAAGGCAGTCATATCGCTGCCAATTTCCGACAGAACTGTGATGGCAGTCATGGGATTCTTGTCAAAACCTGGGATGGTGCGAAGAAGTTCCAAAGCGTCCGAATAGGATTCTGCTATCGTAAGGATTTCATCCTTGATGGATTGCTTATGCTCCTCAATTTGCTTAATGTGTTCAAGACAGCGTCGCAACTTGATGGCCTGCTCCTTGGATATTGCCCCGTCAACGGCGGCCTGTATTTCTTCTATAGGAGTTTTGCAACGCTTATGCACAAACGGAGTGACATCAAATTTCTCGCCTGGATGGTCAAGCATATAATTGGTGATGGACAGAGCGGATTTGCCGAACACATCGCTGAAGACATCGTCCAATTTAAGGTTGGAGACCGTCAGGCAGTTCTGGGCGCGGTTCTTCTCACCCGTTTCCATATTGGTCAGCTTGCGGTGGTATCTGAGCAGGTCACGCAGTTGACGTATCTCCGGTGGAGGTATGAAGCTGGGCTTAATCATGTCGCACATGAAGAGGTCACAAATCCATTTTGCATCTTTGCGGTCAGTCTTGTTCCCTTTTTGGGGCTTGGTATATTTGGGGTGGGCCAATGTGACTTTGTGGTTCTTTTCCAGAATGTTGAACACGGGAATCCAGTATTTGCCTGATGATTCCATACAGACTTCATCGCATGAGTACAAAGTGAGCCATTCATCCAATTCACGCAGTCCTTTTGAGAAGGACGAGAATCGCTTTTCTTTGTACTCGGTGCGGCCATTGGAATCTGTAATGCCGATACAGGCATAAATCCAAGTCTTGTGTACATCTAGACCACAACAGTTAAAACGGAAGATTTTAAACATGGCGTCCCTCCTAAATGATATTTATAGGGCTGGCAGGGACTGGTCATCCGGCGAAATCGAGTCAACTTCGGAAGAGATAAGTTTACGGGCTACGGTTTTGCGCCATTCATTGATGCCTTTACGGATGACCGACACCATATAGATATACGGGGTTGCCGCTATACAGCCCCGCCACTCATCTCCACGGGTTCTGTAGTGTGCCAGCCCTACAGCATAAGTATAACAATTCTGAAACATCAGTGGAAGGGCCGTTTCATAACCTAATCGGTGCCTTTCGCAGAAAGGCGGTCTATAGATATGACAGAAAGCAAAGAAGCTTCATCACATTGTAAAACTGCTACTCAATGGCATAAACAGGAGGACGAAGGATGAATGAGAACTTGAAGCCTTGCCCGTTTTGCGGAAGCAAAACACTTTTCCCGCGCGAAGTGTATCTTGGCAAAATCACTGGCAAAAGATGGTATGTCTGGTGTAAAAATTGCGGAGCATTTGGCGGTAGCAGGAACACTAAGCAGGAATCTATTGATGCGTGGAACAGGAGGACGAAGGATGAGCCAGAGAATTAATCGTTGTTCTCACTGTGGATGCGATGAGCCGATCCACAATGATATTGACGGCAAACTCTATTGCAATAACTGCGGAATGAGTCTCGAAAATTCGAGTGTTACGAACCGAAATAGAGTGAGCAAATGTCGAGTTGATACGGAGAGTGACGTGAAGCCCTGCCCATTTTGCGGAGGAACATCATTGACTATAGATTATGACATTGACGAAGGAGGATGGTATGTTTCATGTGATAACATTCGCTGTAACTGCTCAATTCTTCAAGATACCGAAGAAGAAGTAAAAAGGGCGTGGAACAGGAGGATGAATGAAGTAAGGAAAGGAGGCGTATAAATTTGAGCTATAACAATTATCGTGCTGTCCATATGTACGGCATCGAGATTGGAGAATTTAATTTCAGGGATGAATTCGATGAGGTAGACACGAACTACGGGATAGGTGACCAGTTCGGGATTCTGATTAAGATTCTTTACGAAGACAAAGTAGGGCTTCCAGAAAATATTCCGTACACTAAGGGAATGAATTTGGCGGCAGTTCCGGGTTTTCTTGATTATGTCGGCTATGAAGCACTTCTGCCTTATGAGCAATGTGTTATGACGAAGGAATATATGGACAAGAATCTCCACGACCTCGCCGTATACCTGTATGGGGAAGAAATAGCTAAGAAAATCCAACCGAAAGAAATCTTCAAAATCTGGTCGGAATAACAGGAGAGCGGAGGAGGTGACAAACAACGATAAAAGAGGTTAAAATTGTTCAATGTGATATATGCGGAAAAACAGAAGAAGTGAAAGAATATGATAGTAAAGGCAAGATAGTGTTGCCTAAAAGATGGGAGAAAAGTAACTGTAGCGAAAATGTCCATATTTGTCCCAAGTGTTCCGCACGCTTAGGGGATAGATTATGGCCCGGTGGCCCTGTAGACGATTAGGAGGGCGAAGGATGAGAGCAAAGGATTTGATTAGGAGTATAGGTGAACTACCACAAGACGCTGAAATATTATCAGTGGAGTTGGAAGGGGAAAATAAACTTGAAATTGTATTCACCGTTATACAGAAGAAGAAATATACGGAAATAAATAATAGTTGTAATGTGAAGGATATATAGCTAAAGTTATATTTTGATAGAGATATTGCAGAAGTTTTAAGGAGGGCGAAGAATGGAGAATCTTAAACCCTGCCCGTTTTGCGGGGGGACAGTGACAATAACATTGGACGGGATTACCGATTCGTCTAAAGACTGGTGGGAAATTACTGGAAATGCAAGCCTTTGTACATGCAAATGCAGGGTATCCATGAGAAGCAAGATTTTTACCTTTGGACAGAATTACAAAGGAAATCGAGAAAAAAAGGAACTTATCGAGACATGGAACAGGAGGTTTGCAGATGGATGAGTTAAAACCCTGCCCGTTTTGCGGGGCTAAATACAGCAGTGAGAAATTTGAAAAGAATACTGTACAGATCATGTTAGGAGAAAGGTACTACTGGGTGGTTTGTCTGAAATGTGAAGTCAGGACAGGCGAGTACAGTAAAAAGGAAAAAGCGGTAAAAGCGTGGAACAGGAGGGTGAAGGATGATAAAACAAATCTGGATTGCCCAATGTGATATATGCGGGAAAATGGAAAAAGCAAGAATAACGTTGGGGCAATACAATGAAGAAGGACACACGTTGCCGATAGGATGGGGCTACGGACATACCGAAGACATTCACTTATGCCCTGAGTGTTCCAAGCGTATGGTGAAGAATGCGGGAGAACCATGAAATACATTCTTGAAATGGACGAAGAACAGGCGATCCTCACCAAAAGCGCTCTGGAATTCTATGCCCGTATCATCATAGGCCAGTGGAACATGATTGGCGAATTGTGCCTGGATCTTCATGACGAGGGCTACGCCAAAAAGAAGGATGCGCTGGATGAGGGCATGTATGACTTGCGGAAGATTGTCTATCCAGACCTTCCCAAAGGCGCAAGCTACGGAGTGACGAGCAAGGAGAAATCCTGCCTTGTTTGGGAGATCTACCAAGTATTGCGCCATTGCATGGCCTGGACAAGAAGCCCCAAGGGAGGCTGGAAGGTGGAATTCGACAAGCCCATTTCATTCAGCGGCCATGAGCTGCCGAAATGCTGGGCAAAGGAGATATAAGAGGTAAGCGAGGGATGGAACATGGAAAGCGCTCTTGAAATTATCCACGGCGTCAACCACGGCGCTCTTTTGATTGCAATCCTGTACCCGTGCTTCATCACGCCGGAACAGGCGTTTAACTTGTGGGAGAGCGGCACCGTTCTGTCCCGCAAAACATGGGGATGCTCAAAGGAGAGGGTGCTTATGATGCATGAAATGCGTGGCCACGGGACCAAGTGGAAGGACATTGCAACAGCCATGGGGATGAGCAGCGAAGGCAGCGCACACAGCTACTACATCCACAACAAGCACTTGCTTCCGGTTCCGGGACAGGGCGCGATGCAATGACAGGGAAAGAGACAGACGAGATGATGCACGGGCTTGCGCTGGCGAAAGCGATGTGCATGGAGAACCGGGACGGGTGCAGGAGCTGCATCTTCAACGGGACATACACCGGCTGCATGTTCCGGTCGAAGCAGTATCCCGCAAGGTGGAACTTGGAGGGAACAGCCAATGGGCGTATCAAGAAAGCAGCGGAGGGCAATGCAGAGAAAGCTTGCCGGGATCAGCAACGAGCAAGCGGAAAGAATGGTGCACGCGATCCGCGAGAACAGCACGGCAAAAAGGCAGGAGGCAAAGGAACATGTTTCCAGGATAGCAGACGAGGTTTACGAAAAGATTAAGACCGTTGTCGAGCCGGATGCGTACAGCAGGGGAATGGCCGATGCTGTTGTCCTGGTGCTGGCCTTTGAGCATATAGACCGGCATCACACAGGCCCCTACCTCAGGAAATGGCTGCATGAGTTTGACGAGTTCGGGGAAGCGGTAGACGACAGCAAAGAGGGAACCGGGGCCCTGCTGAAAATCCTTCAGGACGAGTGCGGCCTGGACGTTGCGCACGAGTTTGCGCTGTGCGAGCAGGAATCTGCCAGAAGGAAAGAAGAGAAAGGGAAGGTGCCATGAGCAACATTGATTTCTGGATCGTGAAGGTGAAGAAAAAAATGAGGCAGAGACGGGAACGCCGGATCCGTGCATGGATGAAAAAAATATTTTCCGCAATTGCAGTCGGGGCAGTTGCGCTGGTATCCATGGGGGCTGTGGACGGGAAGGACTACCGATTGGTTGAGGAAATTTATGTTGTGCAGAGCGGGGACACGTTGCAAACCATCGGAGAGACATACATGGCAAAGAACACCTATGGCCGGCGGTACTTGCCAGAGTTCATTGAAGGAATCAAGGAGGAGAACAATCTGACCGGCGAAGTGGAGCCGGGGCAGAAAATCAGGATTACATGGTGGGAGAAACGGGGCTAGGGACAGGCAAATAATTTTGTTTCCAATATTGATTTTTATTCCGTGTGCATGATATAATATACACAACTGAATAAGCTCTTTCTCGCGAGGGGAGCATGGCAGTGTTTTTTCTGCCATGCTCCTTTGCGTTTCAGGAGGTTTTTATGCTGGCAAGGATATGCAGCGCATGTGGCAAGCTTGTTCCGCAAGGGGGAAAGTGCCCTTGCAGGGCAAACCGGCACGCAGAGTATGACCATGCATGCAGGAACAAAGAAAAAGCTGCATTTTATGGCAGTGCATCGTGGAAAAGAATTTCAGATGCTGCACGAAAAAGAGCCGGGTTTACTGACGAGTATGTGCGATGGAAGACCGGAATGCTCATGCCCGGAAGCGTTGTGCATCATATCCGCACAATTGACGAGCGCCCGGACCTGGCACTCGACCTGGACAATCTTGTTTGCGTATCGTCCAGGACTCACAGCATGATCCATGATGCATACAAGAGCGACAAGAAAAAAGAAATGCAGGGGGAGCTTCTCGCGCTCAGGGGATGCTTTGTTCCTGGTATTTGAAAAAGGGGAGTGGCCTCGGTTTTTGAAATGCTGCCCGGGAAATGGCAGGGAATTTCGAACGGAAAGCACGGGGGGAAGCCGAAAAAGTTTTGAATGTTTCGGATTCCACCGCGCCCGGTGG